GTCGAAAATCGTCTGACCGGCGGTGTAAGTGCCGGCGATCTGGCCGATGAGAAACTCGGCAGTGATCTCAAGACTCTTGGTCGTGCCTTTGATCTTGCCAGGGCGACTCGCCTTGGTGGGCATGGAGTAGGCGATCGCAGCGCCGGTGGGGTTGTTGCTGCGACCCTTAAGGTTGCCGGTCTTGGGCTGGCCGGTCTTAGACTGCTTCTTGGAGCTCATTTTGGCGCTCTTCTTTTGGGTAGAGCCCTTACCCTTTGATCCATGCATCATGTGGGGGTCGTACCTAGGAAAACCCCCCTCGAGCCCGGTGTGCAAGTGCACCCACCATCGATGAGGTGGCGGAACATGCGCGCGGTGCGACCGGTCGGTAGAGTGCAGGTACATACAGTAGGCCAGGAGATGTTCGCGCAACGGAGGGATGGGGTAAACTTCCTTGAGGATACCGATGGCGCGAGCATACTCCTCCATGAAGCCGTGTGAGGAGGACCAGTGGAGCGAGTCTAGGAACTTACGACAACGGGGGTTACGAACGAACTTGCCCGCCATCATAACTGAAGTGGCTCCACAATACTCAACTTGAGCAATGTCTGTGACGACTTCGGCGATTTTTACGTCCATGCCGAGTCGAGTCCACACCTCGAAAGGGGACGTCTCACAATCTGTGTCAACGACAGAGTCGTCTCCAATCAAGTGCTTAACCGTGTCGTAGACCAACTCCTCGGACTGACCTGCATCAAGGAGCCAGCAACAAACGAGCACGTATAGACAAAGCGTGTTGAGAACGATCGTCCCAAGCCAACCAGAAGGGTTCCCAGAAAACTTCTGGAAAACCTGGCCATCGGTCATGAGGATCATTGACTCGAGGGCGATAGTAAACAACTTAAACACTTCGGTGGCATCGGCGTCACAAAACGGGAGAAGGGTGTCCTGAATGAGGCGAACAATGAACGGGTAGAGATGGGCGTCCATCTGCCTGAAATCGCCCATCCACTTGAACCTCCGCTTCATGGAGCGTAGCATGCGGTCCCAACCACCATACTCGAAGGAAGTCGAGATGTCTATGCCGGGAAGCTGGGAGATCATGTCGAAAAGGTCGCCGAGCCTACGAACGCAGGACAGGTAAAAGAACAGGGGACCGCAGAAGAACAAGCGAGTAGCGTTGTTCTCAACTTTGGACTGCTTCAGCATTTCACGCTTAAGCGACGCAGCGAACAGCACGTCGTTGTCCAACCGCGAATCCCAGTCGACCCAAGCTTCAACGACCTTGGGGTCAGCCAGAGCCTCCGCCTTAGTGCACGCGAAGGGGAAGCCAGCGAACCCGTCTTTGACCTCGCGCGAGAGAACGTTATCGACGGTCTCCTGATGCGTTAGGAGTCTACCGCGACGAGGAAGGTTGTGGCCTAAGAATCGATCAAGAACCTTAGCGCCGCGACACAGCAGGTCGCGTTCCGGCGCAGCGGGCTCAAAGAACGGTTTGTCCCACTCATCTTTGAGTCTGGCATACTCAATGGAGCGAGAGAGGGGGGCGGGGAAGAACTTCTCCCCTTCGATCTCCGGGTGGGGCCTGCCCGTGTCCCGGAGGAACTGCGCGTATCTGTAGTTTGCAAAGAACGCGTCGCGGTACGGCACACGACGGTTCAGCCTGAACTTCACTAAAAGATGTTCAAACCCGAAGTCACAGCCGTCAACCATGGCTTCGGGTCCCGCGCGTTTCCCGACTCCTTACCTTTCTCGGCGGTCGGGTCATACTGCTTACTCGGTTCGAACTCCTTGGGGAACAAGTCAGGGGTGAAGACAAGGAAGTAGTTGAGGCGGCGCGGCTTGTCGGCTCCGCAGTGAATACCAATAACGTGGGAACCAAGACGGACCGCGCATCCAGAAGCGCCATTACCCTCAGTGGAGTAAGTGCCGGTGCAGTAGTAGGGGTCGGGCTCTTCGGTGACGTTACCAGTAGAAGCCACCTCTGCATGCCCTTCGCCAGTGACACTGCGGTGAACAGCGAGGATCTGGGAACCGAC